AGTAACAGATTCTGAAAGCGATATTAAAATTTATACCGCATTCATTGTTGCAGAGCCAGTAGAATTACCAAAAGCATTGGAAGATTCTTATATTAAAGCTACTTCAAATATACATTTAGTTTAAAGCTAAGAGGGAATTATGGCAATAGTAGTCTATAAATGTGACGTTTGTAAACGTGACATTGAACTTGAACAAAATATCAAAGGATTAGAAAACATTCAACGCTGTACAATTACGCACGGTTGTCGTGGGAAGTTGTACCAAACGAAGGTTCTTCCTGATTTCGTTAGGGGTAGACTACCAGACCAAGTTGCTGGTCTTGATGACTGGCGCCAACGTAAAGTCTTATACAATCACGAACAAACCATTGAACGTGAAAACTGGATTGTAAACCACGACCTTGGTACGTTTCCATCAATCTCTGTTTTTATTGATGCACCAACGACCGAAGACCCTGATAATCAACTGGAAATTATTCCTGTTGATACTGTCATTGTTGATTCCGATAACATTATCCTTAAATTTGATACTGCCGTTTCGGGTTTAGCCCAATTGGTAGCACGTCAATCTGACCCCGATTTACTACGACCATTTGTTGGTTTGAATATATCAACGGAAGAATTGCAACAACTATCACTTGAAGGTGATATAGCAATTGCTACAAGGATATCTACGATTGGTGAACCAGAAGCAGTAAGTCTTGGCGTTGAATATACAACGACCACCAATGCATTAATAACGCATACATATAGTGCTGACGAAAACGAAGCAGGTACACTGTCTGCGTGGAGTGATATTAACAGAGTAATTATCAAAGGTAAGACCTATACGGTGCGAAGCTTTAATGCCGTAATTCCAGAAATGAGCAATGAAACTATTGGTTCAGGCTCTACTTTCAGGTTCGTTGATATTGCAGATGCTGGTTCCCCACAAGAATTTACAACAAGAACGATTGCGCAGGATGAAGTATATATTCTGATTGCGAGTGACCCATTCGATAATATAGATAAAATCACGACCCAATACATTGACGTATTTGACGTGAATTCATCGGATAACATTTTTTCATTAGTATATGACACGGGTGAGTTCTTCGCTGAAAAGGAAATCATACAAGATACATATCCACCTATAAGGTCTGTACTATGATAACAATAATAACAATAATAAAAAATGGATACAAAAAAACAAAAACTATTAATAGAATATTTAATATCTTCTACTGATACGTTTGCCCTATGCCAGAACATTGTAGTCGCTGATTACTTTGACCCTGAATTTAGGCAATCCGTATCGTTCATTAAAGAATATTACGACAAGTATAGTGCGACGCCTAGTCCAGTACAACTTACTGCAGAGTCTGGTGTTGATTTCGAACTACATGATATTAAAACAGATGAAATTAAATATTGCGCTGCAGAAATAGAAAAGTTCTGTAAACATTCCGCGATGCGTAAAGCCTCCAATGCACTACCTGCTTTAATAAAAGAAGGAAAGTATGCTGAAGCCGAAGAAGTAGTCAAGGATGCCGTGATGGTTTCACTGACCAACGAACTGGGTCTTAGGTACTTTGAGGATGTAGACGCTAGACTGGAGCGCATGTTAAACGAAAACCCAACATCACCCACAATGTGGTCGGATATCGACGAAGCGTTGTTTGGTGGAATATCACGAAAAGAAATGCTATTGGTGTCTGCAAACTCTGGTGGTGGTAAATCACTAGTACTCGCTAACCTTGGGTATAATTTCGTAAACAACGGATTAAACGTTCTCTACATATCTTTAGAACTATCGGAAGATGTGGTGGCGCAACGATTTGATACTATGTTTTCTGGCGTTGGTCGGAAGGTATGGAAAGAAAATACGGAAGCGATTGCTACTAGAGTTACAGCCGCAGGTGAAAACGAAAAGAATGGTATCTTAGATATTGTTCATATGCCATCGGGTACAAGTGCATATCAAGTTCGGGCATACCTAAAAGAATATAATCTACATTACGGCATGATGCCTGATATGTTAGTCATGGACTACCTTGACAAAATGTCACCCAACGAACAGGTTTCTGCCGATAACGTTTTCGAAAAAGATAAGCGGTGTGCTGAACAACTTAGAGATATTGGGGTTGACAACAACATGTTCATTGCTACTGCGTCACAACTTAACCGAAGTGCGGTAGGTGCAACAGACCACGACCATTCACAGATTGCTGGCGGTATGAGTAAAATTAACGAAACAGACGTATATTGGTCTATCATATTTACAGAGCAGATGCGTGCCATGAATAAGATAATATTCATATTACAGAAAACCCGAAACAGTGACGGACTTGGTACACAAGTACATCTCAAATGGGACCCACAATACTTACGAATCATCAATGAAGATGATGACACCAAATCAAAACCATTGGAAATCAACTTAAAACAAAACACAAATGAAACCAATGACTTACTTAGTGACGAAGCACCGGTAGAACAGCCTAGCGGCAACAAGCTGATGGATATGCTCACTAACTGTACGCTTTGATAAATAAAATAACTTATGCATAATAATAACAATAAAATAGGAGAATAATATGCCAACAGTAAACGACATCACCGTCCTTAACATCGACGAAACACCATACGCCGTGGAATCCCTTTCCGAAGAAGTTCAAAGCCTTGTAGAAGTATATAATGCTTGGAACCAGAAAGAATCCGACGCACGAGGCGAATTAGCTATTCTCCAAGCAGCAAAACAAACACTTTCTGCACAAATCGTGGGGAAAGTACGCGAAGAAACAGCTGCTGCCGCTGCAGCCGAAGCAACAGAAGCTAACGTTACTACAGACGAAGAAACAGCAGCCGATACAGAAGCAGCCGCAGATGAAGCCGTAGCCGTAGCCGAATAAGTTTCTTTTCGGTTTAGAATCTTAAAAATCCCCTTCGATGGGGATTTTTTTGGTCTACGAAAATGTAACTTCATAATCTAAAACGTATAAATAGTAAAGAATATACACAATCTTAGGAAATATTATGTCTTTATTGAAAAGCTTTATGGAAGAAATGGCAGCTGGCGCAGTAGGTGCGCATTCTATAGCCACAGGTGGCGGTCATGAAACCGTTGCTGACTACAAACCCAACCGCAAAAAGAAGCGCAAGATGAAAGAAGGTACACTATTTGCTGGTGGTGTGGTGAATGGCGAAAAACGAAACGTTTTGAAACGCGTCATGAATATGGAAACAATGAATGCCAAGAAAAGCTTCTTAGAATCATTGGGTGTTGACCATGGTAAGAACGATTTCGATGCATCGGATGTTCTATCTAAGATAGATTCAGCACAGAAACAAGAAAGAATGAATGACGATACTACCGCTTTTGGATTAGAAGACGACGAAGGCAATCTTGTTAAAGTATTCGTAAAGACTGACCAAGCAGAAGAATTTGAAGATACGTTAGCGTCAATGTTGGCTGGTCAATTAGCCGATGATGGTGACCCAGATGCCGAAAATACTGGCGCAAAAGAAATCGCTGAAATTCTATATGAATTAAAAGATAAATTTGATATTGTTAATGTAGAATGGCCGGGTGTTGAAACCGATGAAGAAGAAGAGCAAGAAGTTATTCCCGCTGCTGGTGGTGCCGAAGGTGGAGCGCCTGCGCCCGCTGGTGGTGCCGAAGGTGGTATGGAAGGTGGTATGGAAGGTGGTGCTGAGGTTCCCGGTGATGAATTGGGTCTTGGTGACGAAGAAGATTTAGAGGGTGCTGGTGGTGAAGAAGGTGATATGGAAGCTGACGACGATGCCAAATCTGCATTACAAGCGGTTATTGATGTAATGAAAGCAGATGCCGAAGCCAAAATGGCGGATGCAAACGCACGCGAAGCGGAAGCACGCGCCAAAGAAGCTGAATATTCAGCACAGGGTGCAGCGCATAAAGTCAAACGCGAAGAGCAAGTTTACGATATGGAAGCTGCTGAAAAGGATGAAAAGTCACGCAAGAAAGAAGGTGAACAACAAGCCAAGCTTGCAAGATTCCAACATTCTAAAGCACAAGATGCCGAAGCAAATCTTTCATTTGAATCCGTAGAGGAAGAAGATGATGGTAGTGAAGAAATTACGCTGACTGAACTGACCGAACTTATATTTAAAAACTTAAGACATCAGGGCTAATTGTGGCTGAGAAAAATAAAGACCCACAAAATCTTGGATTGTTTAAAGAAACTTTGGCAGTATTATTTGGACTAAACCAAAAAACAATTGATAGGGTGATGGCGATTGTTAGTAATAGCGAAGATAAGCTTAATGTAAAGACTTATATTGTTAGGGATAAGTCGGGTCCAAGAGCAGTGGAATGGTTACGCAAAGCAATTGCCTACGCACGAACTGAGGGTAGTCAGAAACACGAAGATGATGTCTTCGACCTTAGTAAAGACCAAGATTTAGAATCTACTGCACGAATACGAAAAGCAGAACAACACGAATTTGACCACCCACAACAGGATGAAGTAATCGACATGGAAAAACCAATCAAAGAATGCACATTTAGAGATTATCTAATGGAATTGCAAGTCAGAGATATGCCAAACAGCGGGCTGTTGATACTGTACAAAAAGAACGGGAAATTCAACAATCTAAAGATGACCCAAATCAAGGCGAAAAGTTGCGGCTTATTCAGGCAGAAAAACAAACTGCGATGCGCAGAAAAAGACTGGCAGATAAAGAAAAGAATGCAGAACAGCAAATGGGCGCTGAACGCCCCGTGGCAGGAATGGCATAATGAAAGTAGACGAGTTACTATATGATTGTGAATGTGTTATGGTAGATGAAGATGATAACATCTTAGATGAAGCTGCCGTAAGACAGTGGAAGAAAACTGCCAAAGGTAGAGTAATGAAATATCGTTGCTTGTCTGGTCAAAAAAAGGGTAGACTAGTTTCTAAACCCGGTGGTTGTGGAATAAGAAAAGACCCCAGAAGAAAACGCATCGGTAAGAAAGTAATGCGTTCCAAGAAAAATATAATTCAGCGGAAGTCTGCTATATCTAAAAGAAAGGGTATCAGTAAGATGTTGAAGAAATTAAACGCACGTTTAATGGGCAAA